CCGTTTTTTTCTTGAAGTATATTGAAAATGGTCTGGTCAGTTATTTGAGAAATAAAAATTTTGTATATGTCTTCAAACGGTGTACCCATCATTGGAGCCACCCTCTTTCTTATACATCAATCTTGACATTTAAAGTTTTTTCTAGAATGTCCCGAACATTCAAGTCGGATAGTTCACGAGTTTTAAACTTACGTTTTGCCACAGAAGCAAGAGTTTCCTGCATGTATTTAGGCATCTTAGGAATAACTTTCTCTAATTTATCATAATCTCGACCATGTAAAAGAGCGTTTACGCCTTCCACGCTAAATACGTTTTCATATAGTTTACTATAGCCCAGCTCATTTACTGCGTCTTCATCTAGAATTACAATGAAAGCTTCTCTAATATGAGCCTTTTGACCAGAACTCATAGTTCTTAACTCAGAAAAAGGGATTGATTCTACATCCCCATACTCATCCATTTCCAAAGTATAACCAGTTACACGAGAAACGTATTTATATCGACCAGTTGTATTGTTCATTACTTCAATACGGTCATCCATACTAATCTTTTTCTTCTCTGCTTTCTTTACTTCTGGAGTTTTTGGAGTTTCTTTTTCTGTTTGTGCCACTTCTTCTACTTGGTCATCTTTTTTTGTTGCTACTTTCTTAGTTGCTTTTTTAATTTCTGTCATTTATATTTTCCTCCTTATAGTCAGTGGGGAGACAATGCTCCCCGTCTTTACTAATCTTCTTAATCTATTAATAGATTAAGTGAAGCGCACGATACCGTATTGTTTTGTGATTGGAACTGCTACTCCAGCTTTCTTGATGAACGAGTGCTCAAATTGAAGAGCTCCTTCTGTCTGATGGTCACGAATGATTGCTGTACCTTCATGAACAATCTTGATGATTTTCTCACTTGGGGATGGAAGAATCAGCAAATCTGTATTAGATAGTGCAAATTCATTAGTTTGTGCTTTTAGTGATTGTGCTAGTTCGATAGCTTCATATCCGTGGAAAAGAGCAAGGTATCCAAGAGCATTGTACGCATCTTTCCCGCCACTACCAATGTAGTCTGGTTTAATTTTAGCTAAAGCTGGCTTAGTTCCAAGGATTACAGCATTTCCGTAAGCAGCTTCTACTCGCGCTAGAATAGTCAATAGCTCATCCTCATCATAAGTTCCAGTGAACTTGAACTCAGCATCTAAGCTATTGTAAGAATCATAGATAGCTGCATAAGCAGATTCAGCAATTTTCTTTTCATATGATTTTGCTACACGCTCAACCAAAGAAGCCCAATTAATACGACCTGCCAAGAAACGGTAGAATTCATCATAAATTTTGATAGCATACGTCTTCATCTCAACAGGCATTAGACCACTCTCAATACGCTGACGGCGAAGGTTAGCTGTACCGTCTGCAACTACTGCAACTTCGTACAATTCTGGATTTTCAATTTGGAATTCAAGAGAGTCACCCCAGTCAACATTACGCACTTCTGCAAATCGACCCATTGTCTCAACTAGACGGTCATTGATAATTGGAGAAATCGTTTGTTCGATGATTTCAAAAACAGTTGCCTGCTCTCGACGATATGTGTTATAGTTAATTACTTCTACCCCTAGTCGCTCCAAGAAAGCGCCTCGAATCATTTTATCTACATCACCTTGAATTGAAAAGTCTGTTGCTGTTTTTCCTAGTGCAACACCTTTCGCTACTTCTACTGCTAAATTATATTCATTCATTAATTATTCCTCCTGAAATTTTGTTGTTTTTATTTTTTCTTGACACTATTATTAAAGTTTTAGCAATAGAGCCATATCTCGACGGTCATAGCCAAACTTAGTAAGAGCTAAGACCTCGAATTGTGTAACTTCTGTACCTGCTGCTACTTTATATTTATAGTTTGCATCACCTGTGACAATGTCACCAACTGCTGGAGTTGCTACAAATAGAGATTGCTCAACTTGTACCATATCCCCTGCTGTTAAATGGAATGCACGAGCTACATAGCCGATTGGCGCTTCAAAGTCTAAATTATCTGTGTCTACATTGTGTTGAACTTCTGATGTAGCAACCAATAGCAACTCTTTATCATCTGCTGGAGCTTCTACTACACGAATTTCACGCTCTCCTGTTACTAAACCTGCTACTGAAATAAGAACCCCGTTAGGTAGTGTTACAGTTTCAGATTGTACTGATTCGATATTACCGTAGCCACTTGCTTGGATTTTGTCTAAATTTACTTTTGTCATTATTAATATCCTCCTGTTATGTGTGTATTATTTTGAATACTTTTCTAGTGCTTTAAATGGATTGTTGTCAATCTCTGCGCTAGCGTTTGGTAATTTAACTCCCTCAGCTTGTGCCGATGGTTTTTTAATAGAATAGTTTTTACCGATTAATGCAAAAAGCTTAGTTTCGATTTCTTCTGCTGATGCCTCTGAAGAATCTTCAAAAACTTTTTCAATTTCTTCTTTTGTTAATTGGCTAGCAAATTTCTCTGCTAATTCCATTCGCTCACGCTTAGCGTCAGCCTCACGCACATCACGAATTTCATCACGAAGCGTATCTCGCTCTTCTGATAGATTCTTAACTTCTTCTTCTAAATTTCGAACTTTTTCTGCTAAGTCATCACGTTCCTGTTGTACTTGAGCAAGTGTTTCTTCATACTCTTGAATATTAAATTCGTTTTCTGGCATTTTATCCTCCTCCTTTTCAGATTTTGATTCTACTGGCTTTGTTTCTTTAGTGTTAGTTTCAGCACCATTAAGATTTTCTGATAAATCAGAGTCAAATTGAACATTCATTTCATGAGCTTCTGTGTATTCTGCTACAGTAAACTTATCTAGAGTAGATTGTTCTGGCGCTTCGATTTTTTTATTTTTTTCTGGCATTTCTGTGTTACCTCCTTCTTTCAAAGAGTAATCTCCTAATTCTAGCATTAGAGCTTTTAAGTCACTCCTGAAATCATTTGTTGTGTACATTTGTATTTCAGCTTTTTTAAAGCAGGGCTCAACATCTGTTCCTAAAGCCGCTATTCCTATGAATGAGAAGTCCTGTATTTGAAAATAGCCATCATTATCAAATTGCCCTTCAACTTCATCTATCTCCATTGAGACGGTTGGAATAGTGCCTTCTGCAAACCATTCAATAATTTTCTTTGTGGCATCGAATCGTTTCCATAAGTAAACATCTTCTATTACTACGTAAGTTTTATAGTCTGGCTCTGTTCCAGTTCCTTCATTTACCTCTTCTAAGTAAAAATTGGATGTTGGAGACGTAAATCCTAATGCATCAGTATCATGAAATATTTCATACTCATCATCTTTGTTTTTACGTAAAGCGACATTGTGACCTTCAAGATTATCAGATTCATCATTATACTTAGCAACAATAGGAATAGCTCCTACGGATGCTTTGGCTTTAGTAAATCCTGTAAAAGACGCATCTAATATATCGCTACCATTTCTATTTTTACCGAATGCAAAAGTACGGATCTTGACACGTAGCCAATTGTTATTTTCATAAGTTTCATCAATTTCAAATACACTATTAAAAGTATTTTTCTTGTTAATTGTGTTCACCCCCTCTCAGGGAATTGTGGTGGATTATTATACTTCGTCTTGCGCTACATCAGATTCCCTCCAGACCTCAGTGCTAGCAGCTACAGAGTCGTCATCCTTAGTAGGGGCTCCATCATTTTCACATTCTTTTGAAGTCTGAGTATAGGAAGTTTGTAGAGGTCTTAATAAATCATGTAGCCCTAAAACTTCATTCTCTAATATAGCCTTATTATATAAATCCAATGGACTCATACCCAAACTACTTGCATACTCTGTAACCATCGGCAAAGAAGATGAAGCAGCTTTATGCAATTGGTCTTGTTTTTCTTTCATATTAAAATTAGTAATATCGAGAAATTTAATATGATACCTATACTGTCCTGCTATTTTGCTAAGCCTTCTGTTTATCCACACTTCTAATTGTCTTACCACAGCAAAAACAATATCTTCTGCAATAGTTATGGACTTATTAATTCCAGCAGCAGAGCTTTTTTCTGGATTGAACATCTGCTGAGTTATACCAGCATCTGTATAAATATCTTTCTGAGCTTGTGCAATAGTGTCATTATCATTTTTAGATTTTTCCATTCTGGTTGCAGTGATATCCATGGGAGATAATGCAACACTGATGCCATCTGGTACAGAACCTGCCAACAAATCATGGAAATCTCCCGCTAAATCTAAATCAATCAGAAAATCATTTAATGTTCCTTTATTGCCTTGTGGAATTTTTTGAGTTAAGAGTAGAAAGTTATCCATCTTAGTTTTTTGTTTCTTAATTTTCTTATAGTCATCTAAGTCAAATATAGATTCAAATATAGTGGCAAAAGGAATCAATGGATATCTTAATTCTTCATTTACTTTTAGACATATTGCTCTTTGCTTATTAAATGAGCGATATCTGTTGCCTCCATTTTTATACAATTCGTAGTACATTATAAATTCATCTGGATAAGTGTCGATGATATCTGTATAGGTATCAAAATAAGAGAAATCAAACTCAAAATCATATAATCCATCTTCTGGATTTAAAGTAGTTATTCTGCAATAGTCGGCAGGAAGATGCATAATAAAAAACGTATCTTTGGTTTCTACTGCATAACCGAAAAATACGTCTTCTTTAAATGCTATTTTCATAACCTTCAACATTTGATGGTTTAGATTCATTTTTTCAATTTCTTTGATGGCTTTAAAGTATGACTTACGATATTTTTCTTTGTTGATTTTATCGGGAACAACAAAAGGTTCTACTGTATAATTGTACTTTGGCAATAAGGCGAAAAACTCAATTAGGCTACGATAAATACCATTTACGTTATAGATGTAATTTGATAGCTCTCTTAGTTCTCTTTCAAACGTTACGGGTTGCTTAAGAAATCTTTCTACATCTTTAGAACTGAATCTAGATAGAGTGGAGTTAAAGACGGCACTATTAGCACCTGAACCTGCTATGGAGCGTTTAACTGTAGTGAACATCCTATTTTTTCTGCGATTAAAGTCAATTATTTTATCATTGTCAATGTCGGAGAGAATAGAAGGTGATTGAGTAGGTGAGGGAGTAAGAGGGATGTTATCGTCTTTATTTGTCATGGGCTTCCTCCTTTCTTAAATAATTAAAATAGTTTTCCAACTCTAAACTTAAACATTTTCTTAGGGACAATATTATTTTTTGGTCTTCTATTTTTTATGCTAATTTCTTCACTGACATAGTAATCAAGATATGATATACTTGAATACCTATCTTTTCTCATTCCGCCAACCTCTTTAAGTCTAATTGCCTTTGTTTGGTCATTGATTTCAGATTCTAAGTTAAGAATTTCATTAATCATCATTGAAGTATGATGAAAAGGCATTTTAAGAATCATTTTATACTCTGCGTCCAATTTGTTATATCCTTTTACACTTCTTAATACATCATCTGCTGTAATATCAACTAGCAACTTAATTCTGCCAGTTCTCAAAGAGTCTTTAAAATTAGATGCGATTGAGGAGTTTAATGCTCCTGTTGCTCGAATTGAATAAATTACTTTTGGCGCATTTGGATGAACACATCTCTCTGCCAACCTCTCATCGTTCATGCAACTTAAAGGCTGATATTCTGTCCCTCTTTCTGGGTCAGTGGCATGCTGTGTTAGCTGGTCATAGACACCTATCCCAGCATTGAGTGTATCTAATACAAGTGTGTCAATATCGAAGTCATTCATCAGTTGCCTTAATCTCATACTTTGTGTTGTGGTGTGTGCTCCTTCTAGAGTTTCCATATATATAATATGTCTCTCATAACCATCTGTTGTAGGATACAATCTAGCCACAGTATAAACAGAGGCATCATTCTTTGCTCCACCCATAGTTGCAATATCGGCAGATAGTACCCTTAGCTCGCCCGTCTCCCTTTTAGGTATAGCAAGCTTTTTATCTCCTAGTAAATCAACTATTTCTTTAGGATAATAGGCTTTACTCAGTCTTCGATTTTTATCAATTTCATCAAAACTGAAATAACTATTTGATGCTCCTCCAAAGAACAACGAGTCCATCTCCATGTACCAACTTAATTCTGAGAATGTTTTCTCAGACATCTCATCTTTTACTTGATTCTTATTTAATAGACCTTCCTTAATTGAAATCTGATATGGAAGACTGCAAACAAAATAAGACTCACCAGCTATCATATTTTCTGTGTATGATTCTACACGCTCATATGCATGATGATTTTTCATATATGCAGAACTCAAATAAATTTCTTTGTTTCGCTCTTCGAGGTGTGCATACTCTGGCTTTTCTAAATACTTGGGCTGTCTTTCGGCAGTTTGAAATTTACGGAGCACAGTATTGATTACATCAATATCAACCATCCTGAACTCATCAATGATAAGGACATTAGAACGCCCTCCTCGTGCACCATCGTTTGAAGCTACAGTGCGTATCCAGCTACCATTATGAAACTCTACTACGCTATCATTAATAGAAGTTTTCAGAACACTTATTTCTCTTTCTAATAGTGGGGATTTGTTTCTCATATCTGCTATTTTTTGAATTACTTCTCTGGACTGACTTTTAAATCCAGCAGCTGCCACGATTTTACTTTCGGGATAAAGTATTGCTCTTGTCACACAAAATATCGCTGTAAGATAGGTTTTTCCCTGTCCTCGCGCTGCAATGTAGGTCAAATAATGAAAATGCATCATTGCATACAGTAGTATTTGTTGAAATAGTTTTAATTCAATCCCTAGATAATCCCTAACAAATCTTTGGGGATTGGCACGATAAAAGGATGTCCACACACCAATACCATCCATCAACTTCTCTGATTTTGGTTTTACTTTTCTGGTATTATTGCCTTTTTCAAATATGTTGACTCCCGTAGAATGCTTTTTTCTGCTGTCTTGAAAGTTTTTAATTGATGCCATTTCATCCTTCACCTCTATCTGGAGGTGATACTGTATAGTTTTTTATATAATCTTCATATTCTTTCTTAAATGGATTATCTTTTTCTTTTCCTAAAAGCTTAGCTAAGTGACCGAAGAAGAAAGTTTTCATGTATTTTCTTATCCCGTCAACATCTTCCCATTCTTTAGATGGTACTGGAATAGGATGCTCGTTTTCGAATCTTTTAATTAAAGTTCCAAATGATTCTTGTTCCAGTGCTTGTGCTCCAGAATCCTGAACTGGCTTCAAACTAGAAGAACCCATCAATTCCTGTAGAGTTTTTAAATCGTTTTTAACATCTTGATTTTTGGCTCTTTTATTCCTTATTAGGAGCTCTGTTAAGCATATTTGCTTAATCAAATTTTCAAGCGATTTAGAATCTATATTCTGCCTAGAGTCCCAGTCTTGGTATTCAGTAGTGAGCCATATGAGCTCTTCTTCTGTGTGTCCAGAACCAAAAAATTCTTCATTTTCTTTTAATTCTTCTTCTGTTAGCTCTTTAAGTTTTACTTTTTTTACACTAGAGATGCTTTTCAACTCTACAAATGTATCAGAATCTGCAAACCCCATGTGCTTATACTGCATTAAAGAGTTCATCATTGTAATATATTCTTTTACATTTCCTTTGTAAATTGCTTGTAAATAAGGTTTATCTAGCATTCTTAGAAGACCTAAGAATCCTTCATGACCATTTTCTTCGACTATTAAGAGAGCGCAAATTTTACACATATGCAGTTTTCCATCAGGAAAGAATATTTTATCTGCGTTATAAAATTCACCTATCGCCTTACTCTTTGTACAATCAGAGCATTGTTTTCTATTTGGTTTTTTTGTGTTTGTTGCTTTCTTTGTCATATACATCAACTCTTTCTATTTTACACAAGTAGAAATATTTTAAATAATCTTTTTTGTCAGGATGTTATGTTTTGCTACTTTAGATTAATTAAAATATTTGAAGGTTCGATTTACGAACCCTCTATAAAGTAACTAATTAAATTTCAACATCGAAAACTTTGTATTTTTTACACTCTTCAAATGACATGTGCCAATCTAAATTTCTCTCTCTATATCTTTTTAATTTCTTCATTGGAATCTCTGTGCGCTCTACAATATAGGCATCCATTTCGTTTTGGATTCTTTCATAGTAAGCTATCTGATTCTTCATCTCAGCGTAGGTTCCAGAAAGACCAGCAGATAAATTATGATACATCATCTCAGTGTGTCGAGACATCTTCTTCACATGACCACAGAGGAACAATACCATCCCCATACTTGAAGCTGAACCTCCTTGAGATATAGTTTCAATAGGAGTATCAGAATTTTCCATAGCAGAAAGAATTACTTTTCCTTGTGTAATCTCCCCGCCAACAGAGTTAATGAATATTTTAATTGGCGTTCTCTGAGAACTTGATATATTATTTGCTTTATCTTCACTGTTATAGTAATGTATCATCGGAACAACTTGATTTACAGTGTCTGCATCAATTACCCCTTGAAGATAAATATGCCTCTCTTCAAAAAGAACTTTATCAATCATCTGTGCTGGCTCTAGGTCATTGTCTTGACCCAGTTCCCTAAGTAGCTCTTCTAATTGTTCTTCTGTTACTTCAATAATGTCCATCTCTTCATTGTTGCTAGTAGTCTTAACCTCATTGATTTTATTCATTTCTATTCCTCCTAATTTATCTTTTTATCTGCTAATTAGAAGGACAGCGGTTGAATGTCTTCAACATTATCCTTTTTCTCCTGTGCCCTGTGAGAGCATATTATTACACTCTACCATTTGAAACTAGATATATAGTCTTTAATCTCTTCTTCTTTAAAGCCAGCCCAAATAGTCCAGCTTACATATAAATGTAAAACTACCCTATCGAATTTTACTTTAATACTCTTAATTTTTCTTATCATTTTACATCACACCTTTTCAGTGTTATTATGTTATTCTACTAATAATCATGGTGTCAATGCATCAATCATAGACTTTAACTCAGCAATCATATCTTGTACATTTGTCGCTACCATTCCTGCTACAGTTATAGGAATTTGCAGTCCGTTTACTCCCGTAATAAATCCACTATCGTTATCTAACTCACTTGCCTTCGTAGGAATCTCAGGTTTATTTGTTAAATCGTTATAGTTACCTGACATAGCAACAGGCTTTAATCCAACAAGAACAAGGTCAATTCGATTAATTTCTGCTTTATTAGCAGCAATGTCGATAGTATTCTTATTTATAAGTTGCCTACCTTCTATTAACGACTCTTCAATCAGTATAATCGCTGCGTTACTCGTAGAAATAGAGTTCATTATTACTCCTAATTGGTCATTCATTATCTCTAAATCAGACATCTTAGCTATCTCAATTTTAGCCACGTTACATCATCTCCGCATATAGTTTTCCGTCTACTTGGTCTACTCCAGCATTTAGTCCACTATCTGCAAAGTATACCCTACCATTTTCAATTAGCACATCAGGACATGGAGAGTAGAAGAGCCTTCCATTCTCTTCAAACACCTCTTTACATCCGTCGCCTGTACTGCCAGAGCCGTCATTATTTACGCATGTGTTTCCAAACAGACTTCTAGCAAACATTAAATGATACCTGCCCATCTGTATGAAATGCCAGACTCCATAAATTGAATCGAGCGAACCCGAGGGTTGTTCTCATCTACGGAAAAATCCTCTCCGGCTAGCATAGGGAAAAATCCTGTGTTATTGACTACAATTGTACATGGTTGTGCAACTCTTAAAGAGAAACGAACGAATCTATATCTTTCATTTGTCCATCCATCTGGAGTGAGAGGAAGAATATTATCTCCAGCCACACTAGTTTGAGAAGTTCCACTTCCTAAATAGCTATCGCCTTTACCATTCTTATAGGCATGTTCAATCTGGTCTTCCTTATTCATACCGTTGCTCATGTCATCACTTCCTATATAATATTGCTCCTTTTACTCCAGATAAATAAGAAAACTGCACATACAATTAAGTATGCACAGTTTTAATCTAACCTATTAAATATAGTAGATTGCATCTAAACTACTCTTAGAATACTCGAACAGCTGGAATCTCTTCATGGCTCCAACAAAACCATTCTCATAGTGATAGTCATCTGTTTTCGCCTTTGTTGATAATGACCTTAGTACGATTCCTAAGTCATCCTTAGTTACCTCATGATGAAAATGTCCAGTGTGTATCTCTACAACTTCTGCGTTCGCAATTTCTGTACGATACTCTCTCAAAAAATTCTTTTCTAATCTAGCTTTTCCTTTATCACCGTGTGATAATCCTAAGAATACTTTTTCCCACGTAAAGCCTTTTCTCTGTTGCATTCTTGAGTCGAATATAGCCTGTGGAAATTTAATTTCAAGAGTTTTGACAAATCCATAACATATTCCTTGGTCATGGTTTCCATTAGAATAGATGACATTTACATTTTTACTGTTTTCTAGAGCTTTTTGTATTAGTTCGGAGTAGAATCTGTATGCGTCTGACCAAGCTTGTTCCATATTTACTTTGTCTATCATAGTTCCACTAGTAGTTTTTCCTGTGAATCCGTCATTGTGAAACAGGTCTTGTCCGACTATGAATAAAATTGTATTCCATTTACGTGAATCAATTTTATTAGAAATATCTTTATAGACTTCTAAATAATAACTAAAGTCTGCAATTCCAAAGTGCATATCGAATAAAGGTATCTCTAGTAGTTTATCTTCTGTATTTTCTGGAGAGATAATATTAATAGGCTCAATTTCTTTTTTCATTGTTTCAAGTAATTTTTCCATGTTAAATCCGTTTGATTTAGGCTTAACTGAAATCTTGCTTGAGAATAAAGTTTGTACTCCTTGAGCAATACTATTTACATTCCAGATATTATTACGGGCACTTATTAATTCCCATTCGTCCGAATCAAATCCATGTGCCTTAAGTAAATAGTTTACATCTTTTGACTGCTCGTTTGACATTGTTATTAACTTATCTGATTTGTGGCTTCCATCACTGAGTATTTCTGTTGTCTCTTTATATTTAATTGCAACAGTATCAAACTCTACCTTATTTAATTCGTCTTGCTCTTTTTTCATTTTCCATCCAGTAGCATATTTACGAAGTGACTCTGCTGACTGGTCGAATCCGAATTGCTCTTTAATGTCTAGCCAATCCATATTGTGTAATTTATTAAGTTTATCTACACTGATTCTTTCTAACTGACTAAATGGAGTTTCGTCTTGCTGTCTTTCAAAGATATATTCAGTCATTCAATCAATCTCCTTCAGGAGTATTTGAGTCCAATTCCGAAGTCTCTTGAATAGTAAGATTTACTAGTCGATTGTCACCATCAAATTGTTTAAGAATATCTGATAGCACATAAGTAATCATTTCCTCTTTTTGATATTCATAGATTGCATTATCTGCAAGACTGATTTGACAATTTTTAAAAGCATAGTTAACGGTTTGCTTAGCCATATTTATCATTCTCCTTTTTCTCAATTGTTGTATTATTTATGATTTATGATTTATGATTTTTTAGTCGGAAAAGCATAAATGTCAGGAATAAGTGCCATTATAGCTTTCATTGTCAAATTGATTTCTCTGTTAACCTTTACTCCTGAATTGTTTAGTTTGTTGAGAATCTCTAGAAAGCTTAACAGGTTATCTAGCTTTTGTTGTGCCATCATCTTCAATCATCCTTTCTCTCCATTGTGCATCTTATAGTCATCACAATATGACTTGTTGCTTAAGCGATATAAGGTAGTCGAAACCTTATCTACTGGGTGGAAGCCAGTCGTCTTAACCATTGGACTAATACCGCATATCAGAGAGGATGGTTTTGCACCACCGACCTCACGCTTCTATTTGGTATGCGTGTGCTCTAACTGTCTGAGCTACTCTCTGTAAATTAATGGCGTAGACTTGCGGATTTGCACCGCAATGAAATGTTTTTAACATTGACTCGGCTTCATCGAGTCATTAATCTTAGTCTGCATATGGAGGAAAATGAGAGATTAGAACTCTAGGAGGTGTTACCCTCGCTTGGTTAGCAACCAAGTACAATAAGCCACTCTGTCAATTTTCCATAAATTAAAC